ATTTCCCCATCTCCAGGACTTCCTTCACCGTGACCAGCATGGACTCGTGCATCGCCGGCACGGCCTTGGCAAAGTCCTGCGCGCTCAGACCCTCGATCCTGGTCGAGAACGTCAGCATCGTCAGGTTCTGACCTCCGCCAGCAGATCGAGGATCGCCTGCGCCTCCCCGGGCCAGCCGAGGCGCACCAGCGAGATATTGCCGTCGGCGATGCTCTTGGCCGACATGCCGAGCAGGTTCTGATCGCCCTTCATGTGCGCCAGCCAGATCAGCTCGATCGAGGCTTGCGCGAGCAGGCCAAGGCGCGGATCGCCCGCCGCATAGCCGCCCTGGTAGACGACCTTGACGTTGTTGATCCCCTCCTGAAAGCTCAGCCCGTCCAGGACCACCAGGCCGATCTCCGCGTCCGCCAGCACGTAATCCGTCGCCGCGAGCAGCGTCGCGGCGCCATAGACCCGGTCCGGGTCGTCGGCGAGCGACGTGAGCGCGGTCACCGGCCAGCGGTCGAGCAGGAGCCGGGTCTGGCCGGCCCGCGTCGAGTGATATTCGGTGACGCCCGCCGCCTCCACCGGCCGGCCCAGGTAGGATTCAATAAACTGCTGCGCGGCGGGGATCAGGCGTTTGATCTCCGCGTCATGCTCACCGGCGAGAATGTTCTTAAAGGCCTTGACCGCCTCGAGCGTCGTCAGCGCCATCAACGCCCCTTTCCTTGCTTGCCGCCGCGCGCCTGCATGGCCGTCTCCGCCGGCGCCGCATCGGCCGTCTCCGACATCTCGGATGCAAAACGGCCCTCGAGCAGGTCCTTCGCCTGCTGCGCCGTGATGTCGCGACCGACGAGCAATCTTTTCCCCGGTTGCCAGATGCCGGAGGGCCCGGCCCAGGTCGTGCGGAGTCGGATCGTCACCAGAGCGCCGCGATGGTCGTGGCCGTCGTGCCCGTGGACCAGATCCGAGTGGCCCGGATCCGTAGGACCGACCCGGCCGCCACGCCCGTGAGCGTGACCGACTCGCCGCCGACCGTCGTGACTTTGAGGGCGCCGGCGCCGCCGACAAAGATGCCGCGCGTTACGTTCGTCAGATCAGTCGAATCGTTCGGCGTGACCGCCGCGAGATGCGTGTAGGGCGAATCCAGCCCGACTGTCTGATTGGGAAAGTCATCCGTCGCGGCCGGCTGCGCGATGAGCGGAACGGCCAGCAATCCGATGGCGAAGACGAGTGCAAGTATTCGCTTCATGCAAAGACCTCCTTGTCAGGGCCAGACTAGGTGCCGACGCAGATCCAGGCGATCGTCTCCGTGCCGGTGGAGGCGATCCGCGTGTTGTCCGCGCTGGTCGTCACCTTCCAGGCGTAGAGGTTCAGGGTCCCGGCGGTCGCAAACTCCGTCGAGATGGTCGATGTACCGACGCCCGGCGCGGCCGTCCCATTGATCGACGCCGTGCAGGAGACGATGGTCGTCAAGCTGGTCGTCACGGGGGTTGGGTTGGACCCGTCCAGCACCGTCGCGCCACGGGCGATCTTATAACCGGCCGCCACCGCCGCCGGCGCCGTGGTCAGCGCCGTAGTGCGGTCCGTGCCGGCAATCTTGAACGCCCCGCCCGAGGCGACGTTCAGGATGCCGCTCGATTCGATGGTGATCGTGCAGCCGCTGTCGGCGTGGAAGCCCGCGCCGCCCTGATCCATGTAGCAGGCCACGTTCGGCACGGCCAGCGCGCCGGACCAGAACCCGATGGCGACGCTCAGTAGGATGACGGCCGAGGCCGCCGCAAGCGATTTCTTCATGGTCCTTCTCCTTGGTTAGGTGAACGCGGGGGCGGCCCATGCCGCCCCCGCCGGTTCCTCTCGCGCCGGCGTGGCGCCGCTTAGGTCATCTGCGTGCTCTGTGGGGCAAGCCGCGGATTGCTCAGGACGCAGACCGCGCCCACCGAAACGGCGCCGGCGTCGTTGCCGGTCGGCGTGATCGTCAGCCGCGTGTACCGCTTCGTGCCCTTATAGCCGAGCTTAAAGGTCTTGTTGTCGTCCGAAAAGAGCGGCGTCGCGCCGGCCTCGGTGCCCAGCAGGTCGGCGTCCGCCGCGGCCGCCGCGTCCGAGAGCCCCGAATCATTCCCTTCCTCCAACAACGTGGCGAATGTCACGGTCACGTCCGTGATCGCCCCATAGGGGATGATGTATTCGGCCGACTCGTAGCCCTGATGGTCCACGATCTGGCCCACGATCGCCGTGTCCGCGTTCGTCTGGGTGAGCGGACTGATGGACCGGGCCACCTTGATGTTGTTGTGCAGGTCGTACATCGTCGTCGTCCTCCTTCGTTCGTTCGATTCGATGAGGGCGGGGCACGGCGCTCCGCCCTCACAGTTGCCGCTCCCCGATTTAGGCCAGCTTCACCCGCGCGAAGGCCTCGGCCAGCACCGGCATCCCGTCCGTCTCCAGCCGGCCGATGTAGCCCGTCTGATTCGTCTCCGCGTAGAGCTCCACCAGGCGCTGCACCTGCATGTCCAGGGCGTCGGCGATCCAATACCAGGAGAAGTCCGCCAGCATCCCGACGTAGAGCGCCGTGGTGAAAGTGTTCGGCACGTACTCGCTCATCATGATCGGCAAGCCGAGCAGCCGGTCCGGTTGCCCCGCCTGCAGGCTCGGCTGCCAGAGGTATTGCCCCTGGCCGTCCGTGAGCTGGCTGATCTGCTTCATGGCGTCCCGGTGGAACAGCCAGCGAGCCACCGCCTGGTACTGCGCCTTCAGGCTGTATTTGGCCGCGATCAGCCCGTCCATCTTGATCAAGGTCGTGGTGTTGCCCGCGCTCACATCGCGCGAGGTCGGCACCCCGTCCGCCGAGGCCGTGAAGATGCCCAGGGGCTTATCCACGCCGTTGCCGGTCATGAACCCCTTCTCTTGGGAGACGGCGAACTTATAGGCCAGCCGGGCCTGCACGATGGCTTCCACGTTCATCGCGGCGGAGCGCAGCAGCTTATTCGAGACCTTGATGCTCTTCGCCAGCGGATGAGGCTTGAGCTCGCGCTTGCCGAAGCTCATCGTGCTGTCCGCGCTGCCGGTCCCCAGCTCCGACGTCCAGTCGGAGTCCGCCGGATCGTTATCCAGAGTCGGCACGCCCAGGCTCGCCGCGTTCAGCACCGGGAATCGCGTGGCGAGCGAGCGGATGAAGAGCATGTCGTCCACCGCCTTGATCAGTTCGTTCACCCACTGCACCGGCGCCACCAGGTAGCCGCCGGCCGGATCGCTGCCGGCCTGCAGCGCGCGCTCCTCGAACAGCGTGTGCTCGCGCTCATTGAGCGCGGGCAGGCCGTTCAAGAGGAACTTCCGATAGGCGCTCCGGATCTCCTGCTCCTTCTTCTTCTCCAGCTCGGCCCGCTGGGCCGCCGCCGAGGCGTCGGCCGGGTCCGGGCGCCCGCCCTGCTGGCCCTGGCTGGCGGCCATCTGCCGCTCGAGCTCCGCCTGCTGCTCGTAGCGCTGGATGTCGTCGCCCGCCTCCTTGATGTCCGTGAACATCCGGTCGTAATGCTGCGTCTCCTCGGCGGTCATTTTCCGGTTCTCCTTCTCCGCCTTGTCGAGGAGCGCGCGGCTGTCTTCCACCAGCTTCAGCCGCTTCTGCCGCATGTCTTTCGTGTCCTTCATCGAATGCCTCCTGGTTGCGGGCGCGGTCGCCCTGTTTACAGCACCTCTTGCGCCAATAGCTCCAGACGCCTCCGGAGATCCGCGGGGTCGCGTCCGTCGTCCCCGCTCGAATGGCGGCCATCCTGCGATGGCGCCGGGTCCTCCGTGGAATGGCCCGAGTGGCGCAGGGCCGGGTCGGGCGTGAAAAAGTCTTTGAGCAAGTCCAGCGCGGCGAGCACGGCCCGCCGCTCGTCGTCGTCGATCTCGGCGGAGGCCTGCTGCTTCAAGAGCAAACTATCCACCAGGCCGCGCACGTGCACCTCGGTCTGCGCATAGGCGGCAAAGGTCACCGGCGACACGTCGTAGAGCTTCACCTCCAGCAGCTCGCGCATGAGCGTCTTTTTCTCGAGACCCTCCGTCCAGCGGTCCTTGACCACGCGAAAGCCGAACGAGGACTGGCTCACGTCGCCGCGGCCGATGGATTCCAGCAGGTCGTTGGCGAACGAGGTCGCCGGCGGGTCGATCCGATAGCCCAGGCCCTTATCGTCCTCCCAGAGCTTGAGCGTGCCGGCCTTGTTCCGCCCCAGCACGAAGTTCGGGTCGTGGTTCAGGAGCGCGCGGATGTCCGCCTGGCGGAGCGTGCGCGTGAAGGCCCCTGGACGGACGATCTCCCGGAACCCGGGCATGATCTCCGCCTCGGCGTTGAAGACCGCGGCGTAACCCTGGATCTTCTTCTTGGCATCCCCTGGGCCCTCGCCATCCACGAGCAGGATCTCGGCCCCCTCCATCAGGAACCGCCGGTCCATCGTCAGGCTGGGCCGCATCGTCAAGCGCTCAGGCATGGGTCAGCTCCTTCTGAGGATGATGTCCGTTGCCGCCGGCCAGCTCGCGGATCAGATCCAGGCGCCCCTGCGGAGTCAGATCCGGCGCCGCCCCGGCCTCGACCATGTTCACCGGCTGGAGATAGATGTCGCCGTTCGCAATCAGGTTGCGGTTCTCAAGCTCCAGCACGTCGTTGGCCGAGAGCCAGCCGTTGTTCCGGCCGACGGCATAGGCCTGATAGCGGCTTAATAAATCGCCGCGCAGGAGCCCGTCCACCAGGAACTCGGCATAGATCGTCGCCTGCTCGGCCGGCGGGACCAGGTCGGTCAGGATGCGCTGCTCCCAACGCACGAGCCGCGGCCGGATGGAGTAGACGACGAACTCGATCCCCTGGTGCTCGATGTTGGAGAACGTCGCCCGGTCCAAGTCCTTGAGGAAGTGCGGCGGCACGTTCAGCCAGCGCGCCACCTCGATCGTCTGGAACTTGCGCGACTCCAGGCTCTGGGCCTTTTCCGGGTCCACCGCGGTCTGATGCCACTTCAGCCCCTCTTCGAGGATGGCCGTGCGGTGCATATTGGAAAGCCCGCCGTGCGTGAGCCGGATGGATTCGGCCAGCCGTTTATAGGCCGGCTCGCTCAATTTCTTGTCGGTCTCCACCACGCCGCTGGGGTAGGCCCCGCTGCCGAAGAAGCGCCCGCTCGACTCCTGGAGCGCCAGCGAGAGGCCCAGCATCTCGCGCGCCGCGCATAATGGATCGGCGCCGGTGACGCCGTTGAAGGACAGGTCGCAGATATGGAACACCTGATCGGCGCGCAGGATGGGAGTCGTCGGCTTGTCGAGACCCGCCGAAGAGAGCCCGGCCGTGCGGATCTCGTAATAGAGCCGGTCGTCCTTCGCCCGGAAGGGCCGCACGCGGTCGGGATGGAGCGGCCAGAGCGCCAAGATGCGGCCGGCCTGGTCGTATTCGATCTCGCTGTAAGCGTTCCCCCACAGGAGCTGATGGAGGGCCATCGTCTGGCGCCATTCCATGCTGGTCTGCTCGGGGTTCGGCTGCGTATGGAGCAGGCGGTAGAGCCAGTGGTCGGCCGCCCTGGCCTTGCCGC